GTAAATGGAACTGATGGAAAACCGCTAACGGATGCGACAATGAAAGATGTATTTGATGCACCTTGTGATTGTGCTGGTATAGATGATTGAAGCGAAGTTTCTACTGCGGTTGAGGAGAAATTCCGCTTGGGGGTACCTGGGTCGCCTGCTGCCATTGTTTACCTTATCTCTGATAGTGTGAGCGAATTGGATATTGACGGTCTTGGTAATCCGCAATCTCCGTAAGTCTTTGTTGATAAATGTTGTATAGGAATCTGGCAGTATTTTGACCAGAACCTGTAGGTCTTACGCCATCTAAAATATCTGCTGCTGCAGATTGAGGACCAAGGCGTGATGGGTCCAAGAAAGAAATCATACGGAAGGCTGCACCATAAATAACTACATCTTCTGAGTATGATGGAAAACCTGTAACTGTTGCGTAATCATCTGTATTATTAGTTAATATTGTTGGGCGTTTACTGTAGACAATATGAACTGTTTGTCCAGGAACAATTTCTGAATAAATTGAAATACTCTTACCATTAGCAAAAGCAGTAGTATCTGCAGTTCTATCTAATTGCCAACCACGAGCAGGAAACCACTCTTTAGATGGACCAATAATAGAATAGGTTACGCTTAAAACATTATCTACTGCAGCAGGTATTGAGTATGAGTATTGTGCTGCTACATAATCAAAGTCATAAGTACCAACAGCAAAGATTGATGGATACATTGCATTGATAGTATCGTTAATAGCATTTTTAATTTCTTGCCTTGGGAATAATGGACTTGCAGTTATCTTTGCATTAGCACTATGTGCTGCAGCAGTAGTATTACGCTGTGCCCTACCCCATGGTGAGAGAGTTAAAGTATTAGCAACATTATCTGTAGTATGAACAAATACAATTTCGTCATCTATTTGAATATAACCACGACCAATTACTGAAGCATCGTGAACACTTAAACTTGTAGTGGTGCTGGTAGCACTTGTAGTAAGCCATGTGGTTGGCTCAGTATTTTCTGTATACCCATGTAGTACTGCTTCAACACGGTCTGCTAATTGAGCAAAGTTACTCATAGGTTTATACTCCTTAAGGCATCTACGGCTGATAGCCCACTGGTGCCAGCAATTTCATTACATACAGCGTTTAAGCCTTTGTACTCATTAGGCTGTCTAGTGGCGCTGGCTTTGATATTAAGGGCACCTAAGAGTCCTAAGCCAGAAGTACCAGCCCAAGCGTTGGCAGCCCCTACAAGGGCTTTGTAAGCCGTCATAGCGGGATATGTACCACCATTGGCTACCCGATTCATTTCGCTTGTTAGCGTGCTTCCTGCGACTCCCTGTGCCATTACTTACCCTTCTTCTTAGCCTTGCGTGCTACTGCTGCATTGTCCACAAGGTTGGGATACTTCCGCCCCGCAGCCTTTGCACGAGCACGAGCAGCAGCCTTCTGTGCAGAAGTCAGTTTTGTAGATGTCTTTTTTGGATTCTTCTTGTCCCAAAATGCTTTACCTTTCACCATTTCACCTTATCTGCCCAATATGCTGCAGACATTTTGCCCTTAGCAATATTCTTGGCGTGACGAGCCTTAAAAGATTTTTGTCGTGCTGTTGGTTGTCTATCACCAGTAACACCTTGTTGACCAAAACGGATAGTCTTAACTTGGCTACCCTCTTTGGCTACTACTACATGTGACTTAGTTGGATGACTAGGAGTTCTCTTAGGTTTATTAAAACCAGATACTCCTGCTCTAGCGAGCCTTGAGTCCTTTTTCTTTGCCATATTCCCCATACTTTCCTAAGACTGTTTTTACTGTTCCATCTTTACGCAGTCTTACTATCATGCCATTTTTTATTTGAACTGGATTAAAACCATCATGGCGTTTTAATTGTCCAGATGACACTATTTCTTTTTCTTAGCCATCTTTGCTTCGCTCATAGCGATAGCCACGGCTTGCTTCTTGGATGTTACCTTTGGTCCCTTTTTAGAACCTGAGCGTAAAGTTCCACGCTTGTATTCACCCATAACTTTTTTAACTTTCTTTGCTGCCATTGCTTTCTTCATTAGTCCATGTCCTCCTTGTAGTCATCCATCTCTGGCTTCATACCGTATGGTGTTTCACCAATGCGGTGAATTGGTCTGTTGTACATTGCAACATTTGGTTCTTTTGGTAGTTCTGTAGGTGTTCTTCCACCCACTCCGTAAGGAGTAACAGTGCCGAAGCAATTACACTCAATACACATTTTTAACCTCTTATCTAGTAAATTGGGTTTTTATATTCACTGGTCCGCCACACCAGATGTTATACTGAATAGCGATATTGATTGCTTTCTTAGCAGCACTTGCTGCTTTAGTATGCGTTCTTCTCTCTGCATCTAATGCCGATAATGCACCTAATGCAATACCACCACCAGCACCTATTCCGTATAAACCTTTGTCATCTCGCATATATCCATAGTCATCACTAACTTGATATATCTTTCCATTAAAACAAATTAAAGCATCCCAGCCAGCATCATCATCATTTTTATTCTTAGGTGCTGGGTCATAACCTGCTTCAGTTAATGTCTGTTTTATAGAAGGTAAAACTCTAATCATCATAAATCTATCTGAGTCTTGAGTTTTAATTACCTTTGGTGGTTGCCATAAGTTATTTAGAATATCTCCTGCTATAGCATCACCTGCTACTGCAACTAGATACTCACCAACCTTAACTATCTTTTCACATCCTTTGGCTACATAAGGTTTATCCGTATATGTAGTCATTGAGTCTGCTGCTAAGACAGCCCAGCCTTTGCCTTGCACGCCAACTATCGCTGTCATGGTCCCCTTCTAAATTATGCGCCGTATGCTTTTCCTGTTTGGTTTGAAATCCTTACGGCTTTTTCAATTTGTTTCATGCTAGTTCCATCAGGCTGTATGCCTTGTGCTCTAGCATTTTTATATGCTGCTAACTCTCTATCCCATTTTTTTGCAGACATGTGAAGATTAGAATTAGCCTCACCAGCGTTCATATTTAAAGATAATGCTTTACAACCAAAGCAACCTTCTTTAGGCTCTGGATGATATTCCCAATGTTTCATGCAGGCACTATGTATGCTGAGTAACCTTGTGCTACTAAAGCATCCCTTGTTGTTTGGTCTATAAGATTTTTTGTACCACCCATATAAAATTCCTCTGCAGCCAGTATTTGAGTTTGGCTTGGGTATCTAAATGATGAGTATACACCATTAGTGCGAAGTACAGATATACCACGGTTCAACTTGTAACGGTCAAACAATGGTGGTCCACCTGCTGGTGTTTCATCTATTGTTGGTGGTGTGAAGTAATAGTTTGCCATAGTCCTCCTAATGGACTCACCATAAGGCAGGATTGCTCCTGCCCTACAGTCAATCAACTACAGAGCAGCGATTGAAGAACCTGTTTCAATGCGATACAACGCTTCCTCGCGGTAACGGTTCCATCCAAGGACTCCGTACCAACCGATTGGGCGGAAACGCATTAACTTATCAGTGATAGGTCCGATGACCACACCTGGCTCTTGTGACACGGCTTCTGCCAATGCTTGCTTACCGCAAAGAATTGTACGGAATACACGAGTTACAGGAGTTACTGTTACTACGGTTGTAGCAGAAACAGCGCCAGTATTTGCTGTATCAACAGTAATTGTGGTTGTTGAACCTGATGTTGAAAGTGCAGTAATTTTTGCACCTGATGCAATACCAGTTCCTGCAATCTTATCGCCAACCTCTGAACGAGTTGCAACTACTGAAGAAGAAGCAACACCGAAGGTGAAGCCTGCTGAAGTACCTGCAACGGTTACTGCGGTTGTAGCAAGGGCAGTCTGGTCTGCTCCATCTTTAGCGGAGTACATGCGTGGGTTCTCTACGAAGAAAGCACCCTCGTATGTTCCGATGGTACCTGCGAACAAGTTACCAAGAGAAGCATCTGTGTGTGCGTGAGTATCACGCCATCCGAGAGAGCCTGACTCTGCACGAAGGTCATGTGATACTTCTGGGTGAATACCTACCCAGTATAGGCTTCCTGCACGAGGAACAGCCTTGTTTGAGCGTAACTTAGCAACAGCCTTGCGGATGTCAGCAGAATCAAGTGTATCTGATGCTGTGACTGTTGCAGTGCTTGTGCGGGTTCCGCCATAAATAACATTGGTTCCTTGACGAAGGGTGTTTTGTGCCACGATGTCAAGTGAGTCAGCCATGTTAAATGCGATGATGTCTGCAACAGCAGGGTCAACATCGGATAGTGAGAACAACTGTAGTTTGCGAGTTACAAGTGATGCGTTACCGTACTCGTTTAGAGTAACAGATACGGTATCAACATCGCTTAGTGCAACTGCATCTGGGTCAGTTGTTTCTGCGAGTGTAGAAGTAGCAGCAGCCAAATCGTTGTAAAGTGAGAATACAACGGATGACCCTGGCATTGCCTGTTGTACAGGCTTCTTATCCGCAACAGCACGAATCATTGGCTGAGCGCGGAGTGCAAATTCAACATATCGGTCATAAGCGGTCTTTACTAGACCACCTAGAGCCGAGGTGTCTGTATATGAATTTGGCATTGGGTTCACCTCCTAGTGAGTGGTTGATGTATAAGTTGTTTAATTCAAACCAAGGAGTATGTCTAAGTCCTCTTTACTTTTAGCATTAGCAATCTTTGCAAAAGCATCTTCGTCAATATCTGGCGCAGTGCCAGTGGCGACCATGTTGTTGATTCTTGCTTGTGCTTTAATTTCGGGACTTTTTTCTACAGGCTTTTCTTCTGTAGGGGTTTGGATTCCAAACACATCGCCGAAGTCCTCAACCCACTTACCAAGAGCCTCATCTGTAGGCTCAATGTCTTGTGGTATGAGTGCAGCAATTTTTGGATTTAATCCCTTTGCCTGTAGTACATCCTTGACAGTACGCTGACGAGTCTGTGACTTAAGACCTGCCAACTCCTGTTCTAGTTCTTTTGCACGCTTTTCAAGTGTGCGGTTGACTTTTCGGAGTTGACCAACAACATCAGTTGTTGTGTCGTTATCTTCATCGTCATCGTAGTAATTGGTAGCCATCTACCTTCTCCCTTTTCTATTAGTTGTATTCGCAATCCTCGTATAAGTTCGGGGAAACTATTACGGCTATTGCTACCAGACTTTTACGCCCCCCTGGGCTGGTTGGTCAGGGTGGGGATTCTGTTTGTTTAGATGCTTACTGGAGCACCAAGGCTTGAGCCTGTTACGCCTGAGCGACCACGGAAGCGAGAAACTTCACGCTGTGCTCTTTGTTGTGATGCAAGTATTGCTTGTGTATCTCCACCAATAACTGCATTTAAGGCTTCTTGCTCATTGTAAGTCATGCCTTCAATTTGGCTTAGGCGTTGTTGTTCTTTACGAAGTTCGCCTGCTTGACCAATCTTTGCTTGCATCTGAGCCTCTGTTAGTTTTGCATAAGGTTCAGTAGCAACAATATTTTCTGCAGTAGCAGCACTAATTTCAGGCATCTTAAATCCAGCAGCACGACCTAGACCTACAAAGGTTGCAGCCTTAGCCTGCTTCTGAATTAATGATAAAGCCTTATCTGGGTCAAGAACATAGGCAGTTAAATCACCTTCACCTACAGCATAGAAATCTGTTAATTGTTGTTTAATTGCTGGATTAAGTGTGCGAGCCAAATCTTGACCTACTTGTAAGCGGTCTTGGTATTCTTTAGGAGATACTTGATTAGCAATTAATCTACCAAAATCATCTGGGTTATCATAAAAACCTTTTGGCAAATCAAAGAATCTAGCAGTCTGCATCATAGCGTTTTCTATCTTGGTATATTCATCTTCGCTAATTACACGACCTGCTTTACGCAAAGCATCCATACCAGGAAAGCGTTTCTTATATTCAGGTTGGTCGTAAAGACCTAATAAAATCATTTCTTCTGATGTATCTTTTAAAATTTCTGCATCAATATAAGTTGCAAGTCCTTGAAGGTTATACCCTGCTAACATTGCAGTTAACTTGTCTTTAGCCTTAGTACGAGTAGCAAGAATTGTTGCTTCTTTTTCGGCTGCTGCTTGTTTAGCCAAGGCATCATATTTAGCCTGTTGGGTAGCGAGTGCATCTGTTACAGCCTTTTGAACATCTGCTTGTGTAACCATACCGCCAGGTGCTGCTGCGCCTCCAGTTGGTGCAGTGCCAGCAGTTAAGGGTGTAGCGCCTCCTGTAGCAGGTGCACCACCACCAATACCAAACTCTCCATATTGAGCAGAAATTCTTCTAGTAGCCTCATCTTTAGACATGCCTTGAGAAACTAATTCAGCAATTTGTTTTTCTTGAAGAATACGAGCCATGCCTGCAGTATTAATAGTTCCATCTGGTTTAGTTACTGATTTATATTCAGCAGCACTTAATTGTCCAGATAATGGAGTATCATTAAAATAACCTTGTGCATTAATACCACCACGAGAAGCAATATATTCTGCGCTATAACCAATCGCTTTTGCTTCTGCTTCTTTAGCAGCATTACGCTCTGTGCCAGTAATTTTTAATCCACTAACTTCAGATACTGAACCTACTGGAGGAGTTGGTGCAGCGCCTTTAGGTGTGCTTCCAGCCTGACCAAATGGTGTTCCAGTACTTGCTGTGGATTGTAGCACTCCGCGTGCTGCTCTAATTCTATCTCTTTCGTCAACCATTATCTTACGAACTGCATCCTTCTAAGCATGGCTGCTCCTAATCCCTCGTAAGTACGAGTTCCGTTTTCTGTATACTGCCAACGCTCATCGGCTTTAATAAGTTTTTCTGCATCCCATGCAGGGCGTTGTACTACCTTGCCAGTTTTTTCATCTACCATGGTAAAGATTTTTCCATCTTTCCATAGTGGGTCGTTCCAATCTAAACTATCTTCATCTACCTCTAATAGGTCAGCCCACTTCTTGCGTTGTAATGAAGTAACATCCCATAGGGTGCGCCCAGCAGCAAAGTCATCAGAAAAGAACGGATATAACAAAGCCTGTTGGTCAGCAATCTCTTTTTTAATTGCTTCTGCTGTAGTTTTAACTCTTAACCCTTGAGGGGTTACGGTTCCAATAAGTCTATTTAAATAACCGTTAGCAGTTGTTTGACTTACATCAACACCCATTAATTTACCGTAAGACCTAATATCATCTATCTTAGATTGATATAAACCACCACTTGCTTTTGATACTACATCAGCATTACTAATAATGGTATTTTCAATATAGTCAGAATCCCAACCATTTAAAAAAGATGCTTCAGCAAGACTGCTTAAGTATGTAGCAACCGTAGGGTCAGAAGCATTAATACCCATGCCATTGGCAATACCAGATACAGTAACCTTATATTGATTTACTTTATCTTGATACCATTTTTCGCCATACCTTTGTCTGCCTGCAATATTACCCGCAACAGTAGGACCCTTGCTTAAATACCAGTCGCTACTTGTAATCATATCTGCAATAGCATCAGCACTATAGATAAATTCACCAGTTGCTGGATTTCTTACTGCATCATAAATAGCCTTTAGTTGTGGTTCATTTTTAAGCAAGTTAACAATCCAGGTTGCAATGGCTGGATTTGCAGTAGTTGGTTTTGTAGTACTTGCTGGAGTTGAATTAACAAAAGGATTTGCTGGAAAACCTGGGGCTGCATCTAATGGAGATAGACCAAGCCTTTGTCTGATTTTATCTCTTTCGTCTACCATTAACCTCTAACTCCTAACGCTTTTTCTAAGGCAGAACCAAATACATTTGCTGTTTGGAACTCTGCAAACATTGGGTCCTTTTGGGCACGCTCTTTAATTAATGCTGCAGCCTCTGCCTCACCAAAGCCAGGGGTTGTAACGCTAACTTTCTTACCACCAACCGTTTTAGTTTCAGTCTTTGTAGGTGTCTTAAGTTGTTTCTTCGTAACTAACTTAGCAAATTCTTCTGCTTGAGCATCATCAACAATTCTGCCCGTAAGAGCCTCTATGCCTTGTTTAAACAAAGCCTTAGAGTTTTCTTCTTTCATTAATTGAACTTGGTATGAAGGTCCACCAGTACCGCCACCCCATAATCCTCGTTGGATATTTAATAAATCATAAGGGCTAAGTTTTTGTCCAAGGCGAGAAGCATTTATAGATTCTTGACCCCATGCTTCCCATTGTTTTTGTAACTCTGGTAATCCTGCACTAGCACTTACTACTCCAGCATCTACAAGAGTTTTCTTCCACTTGTTAAGTTCTGTTGGGTTAGCAATAGGAAACTGTTGTTTCCACTCTGTTAAAGATATACTGCCTTGCTCTGCAAGAGTAGGTTTTCTACGGCGAACCTGTGTTTCGCCACCTACATACACACCAGCCATACCTAAAGTAGGTGTAGTTCCAGTGCCAAGTATTGCTTTTGCATTAAAGTTAGGATTTTTTAATAACTGTTGCCCTGCTGGAGTATTTAATAATGCTTCAGTATCAATACCACTTGCTTGCATTTGGGCAAATTGCATTTGAGTATTTATGTTTGTTTGTTCTTCTAATGCTTTTTCTTGAGCAGCAACTTGTTCCTCATCACCACCAAAAAGACTGTCTATTATGTTAATACCAGTTGCAACTGCAGCAGCACCAATTACTCTTTTAGGAGTAATTATTTTACGCTTTTTAACTGCCTCGCCAGTAGCCTCTGCTGCAGCAGTTTTGGCTTTACGAGAGGTTACAGCCTTTGCTAAACCTTTAACAGCCTGAGCACCTTTAACAGCACCAGCACCCAATCCACCCAAAGCAGCACCACCCAATATTTGGGTTACGCCTCTTTCACGAAATAAAGTTAGTTTCTCAGGGTCATCAAGTTCCCTTACAAGACTATCTAATTCACTCTGTGAAAATACATCTTTGTAGTTAGGATACTTTTCTTTGATAAGTTCTAGTTTTTCTTTTTCTGTCATATTCCTATCCCAAGGTCACAGGGTCATTTTGTAAAAAGCGGTTGTAGAAATCTTCAAACTCTGGTGAACCATTTTTTAATTGTGATACTACAGAGTTCCAGTATCCATCTAAATCAGCATTATCTTCTGCTGCCAATGTAGATGCTTGTCCATAAGCCTTACGAGTTTGTAACTCTCTGGCTATTTGTCCTCTTGCTTGTAGATAGATAGCCATGGCTTGTACCACCTGACGGTTACCATTATCTGCCATCCACTTTGGATTAGATAACATGCTATTCATAGCCTGCATCCTATAAATCCACTTGCCTCTATCTACATTTAGATAGTCAGCCTGCCAGTCTGCATTTCTTTGTGATAAATCAGCAACCATTAATTGCTTAAGAGCCTGTAATTCTTCAGCGCCTGAGTCATTATATGATTCATAACCTTGTGCTTGTAGTTGTGAATCAAGCAAGTTCATATTCTTACGGAACTCAATCCAACCAACTTTGATATTGGCATCACGCTTAAGTTGTGCTGGGTCACGGCGTTCACGGAACTTTTCAGTTGAACCAGGAACTGGTGCATTTCCATATTGCCATGCGTATACAGCCTCTGAGAAGTCATACTTACCATCTGGGTCATTGACTAAGAACCCAATCATTTCAGGTGCTGTTTGACCAATCTGGCTTACTAAGTCGCTATATCTCTTGATATTAGTAAATGCTTTTTGTGATGCTTGAGCACCTGTTGGGTTAAATGAAGAACTAACCAAGGCTGGACCCATCTCTGGATACATCTCAAGGAACAACACTTCTGCATCTCTACCATAAACATCCTGTAATTTACGGAATTGTTGTGAGTAAAAACTTAATGGTGAATCATACTGAGCAGCAAATGGCATTACAAGGTTAGATAAAATACGAACCTTATAGAAATCATTAGTTAACTTTGCTACTTCTTCAAGACTTGGCATCTTTTCGCGCTCGCCTAAGTTATATTTAATTAACTCATAACGATAAACCGTATTAAATGTACGACTCCATAGTTCATCTTGTCCTGCAAGAGATGCTAGTTTCTGTGCTGCAGGTGGAAGTAACTGTCGTAATACACCTTCTTGTGTACCAAAAGGTAACACTGGAAGAACTGAAGATGTGAATATATCTTCTAGGTCTGGCTTAGCCTTTACCAATTCATTAACTGGTAGTACCACTAATGGACCAAATCCTGCTAATGCTTCACCTTGGAATAAAACATCAAGGCTTCGTACTGGAATAGATACTTGCATACCAGTGGCGCGGATAGCCTCAGCCATACCTTTACCCCAGCCAGGAATCTTTTCAACGGCGCTAATTACGCCTTCTGACATAGGTACAACAATCTTATTGTCGTAAGAAAACTCAGTTGTTGGATTGCCTTCTGCATCAATAACATTAGGTTGGTTACGAAGTGATGAAACTATTTGTCCAGCACGAGCAACAACTGCTGGGTTTTCAGTAGCCAATCCACTCCAACGGCGGATAGTATTTTCCCATGCGTTAAAGAACGGCATAATAAACCGCATTTTTTCACCAGCATAAGACTTACGAATAATTGTAAATAGTGTTTTATTAATTTCTTTGCGAGTGCTTTCAACTACATCTCGGCGTAGGTTATTAATCTCATCTACAGTTAATTCAGCCTTTGGATTGTTAGTGTTTAAACGCTTGGTTGATAAAGCCACATCAAGTTTGTCTTGATAGTCTGAACGGTATATTGCTCTAGCCAGTGGATGACGAGCAAGGGTTGTTTCAGGTAATGAGCCAAGGAAGTAAAACGCCTTGTCAATAACCTTAGCCGTAGCATCCATAATATTACGAGCCTGTGGACTAGTTGGAACAATACGACCAACAATATCTGGTAGTTCAGTAGCATTTTTGAAGTGGTTACGCAGCCATGTTTCAGTTACTTGACCAGTACGAAATGCCTCTTGCATTTGTGAATCTGGTAAGTATCTATTAAATGCACTGTATAAATCACCAACAAAATCTTCTGCTTCTATACTTGCGTTTAAACGCTCTGAAGGTACTTTAATACCAGGAACATCAATGTTAAACCTTCGTGCATAGCCTACATTTTCTGGCTTGCGTAACCATTTAACTATTTCCTCTGGTCGTACACCATCTAGCATTTGTTGAACCAATGGGTCTATACGACCATCAGGAGAACGGAAGAAAGTATTAAGTTGATTAGCCCAACCAGAGTAATAGTCTGGCATATTAGGAGTTAATACATCTTCAACAAAGTTGTTGTGTTCAGCAGCAAAGAACTGTGATGGATGGTCTACGAATCTACGATATGAGTCTGTGTTGTCAGTACGGTCATATAGAATCTGACCTAACTCACCACGGAAAGCATCATCAATTTCTACTTTAGTACCATCATAAAGAGTAATAACTCTACGCCCAGTACCTTGTATTTGTTTAGGTGCACCGATTCTTGTTTCTTCAACAATACGAGCATCTAATCTATTAAGTAAATTTTCTAAATTCTTCTTAGAGGTAGCCTGCATATCGGCAGCCTCACGAACAACTTGTGCTAAACCTGCGGTTGGGTATTCTCGTTTACTGGAGAGGGACTCGGATAATTCTGCAATGCGCTCTCTAGTGCTCTTTGTGCTAAGAGTTGGGCGAACTCCTTGCGCTCTTGCGGTGACATTTCCGACACTGGCTTGGGTGCCTTGACCCAGTGCAAACCTTGCGCTTGCTCCTTCATCGCCTGTTCCTCTCGTTACGATAAATGCGTTATCCCAATCACCTCTGGCAATAGCAGCCAAATCTGCTATTGACTTTTGGTTTCTTTCTACGCCAAGTTTAACAGCCTCGGCACGGTCCATAATAACATTGGTTGGTTCTGCCCATATATGTGGCACACCATCAATATTTTCAACCCATGTACCAAAATGGTCTGCTTTGCCAAACTTCTCAAGGTTCTTTTCAAAGTGTGCTGCTACGGAATCAATCCAACCCTGTGGGTTTGCTGCAGCATCTTCTAATCTAAAAGTATGTGTAGCACCACGAACGGCTACTGATATACCTGTAGTTGGTACATCTCCTGAAAAGTCAAATGTACCGCCTTGATTTTTAATAGTACGCTCAATAATGCTAAGCATCCTTGGTTCATTACCAAGTATTTGCTGTTGTCTTTTAACAGAATCAAGTCTGCGTTGTGTAAGAGTTACAAACGGACTTTGACCAAAACCTTCTACCATCTCAGGGTCTACAAGAACTGTAGCCCTACCATTAGCCTTGTTATCAGGTAAAACCACCTTACCAATTCCATTGGCTCTCATCCAATCAAGAAGTGGCTTTTCTTTACCTTCCCACGCAGCACGGTTACGAGGCGTTCCTCTTTCAATACCAAGAACAGTTTTAAGTTCTGGATAATCAACAAGGTTTAAACGAGGACTGCGTAGGTTTTCCGTACGAAGGTCTACTTCTAATCCATAAACCTTTTGTCCAATAACTGCACCTTGATTACCAGGTTTCTTAATTCTAAATTCTGCCGTAGTAAGTAACTTTTGAGATACTGTATTTGGGTCAATAGTTGTCCAGCGACCAGTTTGTGGATTTAATACTTCAACAACATTTCCTTTATTTACAGTATTAACAAATCCTTCACGCATATCAGCAGCAATGGTTTGCATTGACAATGATGGTTTGCGTGCTGGTGGTTTAACAAGTTCACCAGTTTCTCTTGCAACTAAATTCTTAGGCAGTGGATAAGCCCGACCAGTTAAACGCTTGTATATTTCAGATGCAGATATTCTAGGCATACCAGCATCGGCATATTGTTCTGCAACATCTTGACTATATGACATAGCCAGTGGTCTATTTTTATCTAATGTTTTAATTGCAGCAGTAGAACCGTGGTATAGATATTGACCTGTTATATACTCAGAAAGTTCAAGTAACTCTTTGTATTGAGCCTCATTTAATTTGCCTTGTAAGAATAAACGCTCTGCAGCCTCTGCATATAAACGAGCCTCATTAAGTACTTTTTCAGTAGCAAATATTTCAGATTGAGTTTCTGCAAGTTGCTTTCGTAACTGAATTGAATCTTCACGCAAACCTTTATTTACTAAAGTTCTATCTGCAAGTCGTTCTATACCTTGAACTCGGTTGTTATACCAAGACTTAAATCCATCACGGTTTAAATCACCAAGGGCTAATAAACCATAACCTTTACCAAGAATAGAAAGTGTTGCTTCGCTAACATTTCGGATAGTATAACCAAGGCGTAGAAGTACGGAAGCCTTCCACATATCATTTAAAATACCACTTACATAACGCATTGTGTCAGGGTCAATAATTTCACCCTTGCGACCTATTGACTTTAATACACCCTTATTTGCCTCAAGGACACGAGCATAATTTTCTAGGTCTACCATTGGCAGTGCGTTAGCACCTTGGCGCTCTAAGTAAGGAATTTTAAGAATAACATCGTCATCAGTCATTAAGAACTTACGGTCACGAATAGTATCTAATGCACTTTGACGGCGTGATTTATACTGGTTCCAAATAAATAAACCTTGTTCATCAGTTAATCCAAGTTTTCTATTAACTGCACTAATTGCTAAATCTTCAAAAGATACAGCAACTGTTGAGCGTAGTTCTGGCAATCCACCAGCACGAAGATATGCTCTTGTGTGGTCGTCAATTATTGACTGTGCATCTTGCCCAACTAAACGGCGTAGTTGCTCACCAAAGGCTCGCATTTCCGCAAATGAATCAGAGTCATTAAAGTTTACATAGCCTGCTGCTTTTTCTTGAAAAGCATCGCCAACTTTTCTCATACCAAAATTTACAACTGCAATAAGAGGGTGATACTTAGTTGGTTGTATAACTCCTACAGTTGGAAACTTAGTAGGTTGGTCTATACCTTTAATTCTTGCTGCTTTAGTTTCAGCACGGCTAATAGCCAACTTTTCAAATACTGGCTTACCAAATGTACGCTTACTTAAATCTGCAGGCTTTTCATTAAATGACCTAATCATACGATAGTATGGGTCAGCCTCAACTTGCTTAACTAATTCATTTGCTGAATCTAATTTATTGGCATCATCTACTATACCATTGGTAGGTACATTGTTTAAAACTTTTTTATCTAAATCTGTTGTATCATTAATTTTATCAAGAACAAATGCTAAGTCACGGCGTTTTGCAATTAAACGAGCAGAAGCAGAACCTATTTCCTTATTTGTTCCAAGGCGTGCTGTTGCAACAAATGTATCTGCCACATCATCTACAGTCTTTGCCTCACCTAATAGATAGGCTAAAGTATCTCCATCATTAGATTGTTGAACCAATGGATGGTTACGGATTGCAACTCTATCTGATTTAGCAAACCAAGATAGGGTATTGTAAAGTTGTCCGCCTTCTTCACGACCCTCATTAATTGTTCTAGCCAAAGTTTGTGGAGATATAACTTTTACTGAACGCAAAGTCTTTGGCATTAAAAAGTCTTTTAATAATTTATTAGCATTTGTATCTACTGCACCTAGTGGGCGAGTAACAACTGCTTTACGAGCAAGACCAGCAGCCTTGCCTAACTTACCAAGTGGGTCAGTTACTGTTGTAAAAAATGTATCGTAGGCACCACTAAGACCTTTAGCAGCCCAATCTTCATCAAATGTTTTACGGTCATTTGGGTCAAATATATTAAAATCATTAGCCAATTCATTTGGACCCAATATTCCAAAAGACCATTTAGATTGTAAGTATGATAATGCTTGACCTGGGGATATTTCTTCTTTATTTTCCCATGCTTGTTTTACATCACCAGTACCAAGCGTTGTTAATGCTGCAGATAGTGGTTGTCTTAAATATCTACCACCAGTTTCGTAAGAAACCATTGCTGTTGGTAGTAAAATCTTTTCAAATGCTGCTCCAACTGGCTTACGAATTGGATAAGTTGTTGCTTGTAATGTGGTTCTAAAAGCGTTACCTGCAAAATTAAACGCATCTCCTACCCAATTTTTGTCATTGGATGACACGGAGGCAAGGTCAAATAACATTGATGGTAAGCCAATTTCATTGGCAAACCCATTACCCTGCAGTTTTTGCGCTGCATTTCCAAGTATGTCGCTAAAACTCATAATATGCTTTTTAGATACCTTACATAGTTGCGATAAGCATTAGATGTAGTTGGTAGTTCTGCAAGTGTTGCTAAGTATGGAAGTGCTTGGCGCATACGGTCAGCATCTTCACCATTAGCAGTTTGGTCTGTTGCATACATGCTATCAAGACCTTCGGTTGCACCCATACGCACATCTTCATCTATTCGTTGAGTTGGTGCAGTTAATGGTACAAATGGTGTTTGTCCACCAGTACGAAATCCACGATTACCTGATGGTGATGGCACTCTTGCTACTGCAGGATTCTGTCCTGCCATTGGTGCGCTTGTTTGCATATCATAAAAATCTTGTGCGTTATCAATACCTGCTGCATATCTTGCTGGTTGTCCGCTAGTTCCTGCGCCACCTGTTGCTGATACTTCAAAGTTTTCTGAGGCTTTCTTAGCCATCTTTCCTCCCACCTAAGTTCGGATATTTAATATTATGAGCAGTTTTAAAACATGCTCAGGTTTTTTAATTACTTACTGCGTGAACCACGAGTTCCGCTTGGATTTCCTGAGAAATATGTCTTTCCACCTTTTGATGATGCTTTCTTAGCCATCATTGGTTTTTGAGTTGGAGCCTTGCCTGCTGAACCTTGGTTCTTAGGCTTCTTTCCTCCTGATAGGGACTTCTTCATTTGTTCACCTCCCTTACGCAACTGGTAGTCGTCTTACGAGGGAAGCCTGAAGATTAGGTTCACCTCTTTGCGTTAAACTTGCTAAAAGCGATTGAACATCTGGTCTACCACCTGGAGTAATTTGTCCAGGAGCCACACCTAACATACGACCAGTAGCGCTTAATCCTTGTGGAAGTTGCCCCTCACCTGGGGGGACCGCACCTGACTGCCCAGCAAGTTCGGGACTTACACCTTCAGGGGTCATCATCGCACCAGGTGGGGGATTCTGTGGTTGAAACGCCTCTGATACTGCTTGTTCAATAGGTGTACCTTTTTGGCGTTGATTGATGACTGTAGATAATTTATACAAAATATCTGAAGGGTTTTGTCCTTGTGATGCAAGGGCTGGAATTGCTTGTGCATAAGAAGCAATAGCCTGCTTCATAGCATCGCGCAAATCTTCGGTATCAACTTTTTCTTCTTCTTGTGTTGCATTAAATGAGAACGGCATTTGACGGCGTAAAAAGTCACGAGAGATTAACTTATCGCCACGAGCCTGCAATCCGAATACTAATGCACGGTTTGGGTCAAGTCCTGCCATCAATCCGTACTGAACATCAACAGTGTAATCACCGTCAATGTCACGAGATGGCTTGTATTTGATTGCGTATGGAACTCCATTGCGTGTACCACGCAAAGTCTTTTCCATATTGTCAAAAACTTTTTCGTCTACCTTAAGTGCTAGACCAACAAGTTCTACGAAGGCACGAGCAAACATTGCATGTGCTGATTTAATCTGGGTATCAAAGCCACCCATAAGAGCCTGCACACCACGACCAGTTACGATAGAAGCATCAATGTTTCCTGTGCGTGACTCTGGATAACGAGAGCCTAGACGAAGTTCTCCTTCAAGTACTTGCTGTTGAGCAAAAGCACCTGGTGGTATGTCAATAGACAATCGGCGAACATCTGAAGGTCGTTCAGTTCTGATAACAGCATCTGGTCCAAGGGCTAACTCACTTACATCTCGTGGGGCTACAAGGGGTGCTTGGACTGCTTTAGTGGCAGCCTCAAGTGAAAGAAGTGCATAACGAGCCTTTGCAACTTGAATTGCAAGTACATCGTCAAATTGTCCTCGCGCTTGTGAATCTAATGATGGGCGCTGGATAACACGAATAAGAACTTCACCAATAGGATTTGGTGCTCTATCAATAACTAAGTTACTTCTTTGTGGAACAAAGAGAATATCTTGGTCTTTGTCATGGTAGCGCACAATCTCTAACATTGAGTTGGTAGAGTCTTTGTCGTATAGCAAATGGGCATACTCTGGGTATGCAGCCATTAAGTCAGCCAATGGTTTCTTGATTCGTTGATACATGCCATGGACTTTGCCGAAGCGGTCAATGACTGGGTAGCAACCATAAGAATCTAAGAAACGGATTCTTGGCATATTGTTTTCTAAGTCAACCTCAACCTGTGCTGGTACAAAGCCGTATGAAACATAACGGTCTGCAGCATCAAACATCTGAGTTTGCAAATCAGAAAAGTCAATAATTCCATTTACGATTTCTTCGCGCTTGTCAGCCTTCTTGCGCTCTTTGTCAGAAACCATAGTTGGTGAATTACAGTTAAAAGCAGGAAGCGGTGCAATTACTTCAGACAAATCTCGTGCTGCAATGTCCACCATGTTTGCAACAATAGGGTTTTCAAATGGACCATCTGGAAATAAATCAGGGTATACATCACGCATACGACCTTTGCGAACAAGCAGAATCTGCTCCATGCGAGTATCGCGTTCGGCATAGGCTTGCTTGTAGCGGTCATAATTATCTTTAATTGTTTCTAGGGAAAGTGGCACACCTAGTCCTATCTATGAGTATATGTCGTCTAGTTGGACAGTTATTTGTCGTGCTTTGTCATAACGAGTATGGAACATACTTATGCTGTTATGACTTCGGGCAAACGAAGTAGCGTTTGTTATTCGGTCACGACATCCAAGTTCAGCAAACCAAAACGCCATAACTGTGTCTGTCTTTTGGCTCTTGGGTGCATCTGGATACCAGGTTACTAATTGTTCAATTAGAGCCTTTAGACCTTCTGAGGCATGAGTAGATGGAAACTCTATAAGAGCGTGACCATCTTCCCAACCATGGAATAGTGTCGTCAGGGATGCAACCCCGAAATCAGAATCCCATTTGTTTTGTCCTGTATGATGTTCTCGTAGTATTGCACCCCTTGACGAAAGGTATTCTCGTACCTCACGGTCCTGAGTCAACATTGTTTGGAAAGCATTTTTCTCAACTCGCCACTCAGAAATCTGATAATCGTCTGTCCAGTTTTTAATTAATTCTCGTATCTCATCTGGCTTCATTGCAGCCACATTTGATACATCTAGCAAATAACGCTTTTGTGTAGATATATCTAAACCTAAACAAACGGCTGCGGTATAACCTGAACCTGCTGGGTCAAGCCCTGCAACCACAATAAGTCCATCCATACCGTTAGGTCTTACACCAGCCTTGCCTTTAGGTATGCGACCTATATTGCGAGCACCGTTGATAATTCCTTTAATGGCATCAGATGGAAATGCTGAATCTTCATGTACCTGTTGTTGCTGATAAACCATAGCCCATAGGTTTGGAGATAACCTTGCCCTGCGTTTATGTAACGCCTCTCCATCCCACTTGCGGTATAGACCATTAGCATCTGGTTTACCCATACCTGAGTTGGGTGGTAAATTAGTTTTTGCCCATAGGGTTACCCACTTGTTTGGGTCCTCATCAAATTCTAATACTGCAGGTTGTGCAAAGTAAGTCCATGGTGAGGATTCATCTGGGTAGCGCATAGGGTCGCGTAATTCAGAGTATAAATCTCTAGGTCGTAGGCGGGTGCCTATGATTAACAGTTTGCCGTTATTGTCATCAATACGCGACATAACCTCAGATTGAATCCAGTCAATTTGCTTTTCAAATTCATGGGCGTTGGTATTGTCAACACAGTCATCCATGATAATTAAGTCTGCACGAGCACCGTAAATATGACCCCTAATACCTACAGCCTGCACAGTAGGGTCTTTTTCACCAGAGTCACGAGCCTCTGAAGATAAGTAAATGAGGTCCTGCTTCCATGAATCAGAATTCTTTTCAAATCCCCCTGGAGGTCCAAAGGTTAGTTGTAGGTCCTGATACTTAGGATGCGTTAGTCTGTTCTTGATGGAGAGCAGGAACTTTTGTGCCATAGCCTGTGTCTTAGACACAATCATGATTCTGATATTAGGGTTTTGGCAAATCCGATATACGGCATAGTTAACCGTAATTGTTGTTGACTTAGCGTGCTCAGGTGGAGTATTTACAATAAGTAAATCTTGGGCACCTTGTTCGTAGGTTATAGCAGGATGTAAGTCGGTTGGCACTCTACTCTCAAGTAGGTCAATCCAATGCTCTTGATGTTTAAAAACTTTTGTACCAAGATACTTCTCGGAAAATTCGGGGAAGGGTGGTACTTCCCCTCTTACATTGCCTATCTCACCTCTAGCGGTCATAGACCGCACTTTGTCTACAGCCAAGGCAAACGAAGGGTCTACCTTTCGGTAGTACTCGTAGGTCTTAATACTTCTACCTACGGCATCCATAGCCTTCTGAGTTGAGTAGCCTTGCATTAAAAAATCTATTACTTGCTTTTTGATAGCATCACTTTTATGAGATGCAGAGGTTATGCGTTTTCTGTCCATTTGTTCTCCAAGGCGGACTGCAGGGAGCCTTGGGCTAAAACCTAACCGAAGGGCGAAGTCCAAACGAAGCCCGAAGGTTAGGGCTAATACTAGGGCGCAACCCTTTGGGGTTGCAGTTAACTTGCGGAGGCTCCGATATTATCGCCTCCTACTTATACTATAGGTGTCCAGAAGGTCCTTAGCGGACACTTCTGGGCTTGTGATTTACGCCACATATTAGTAAATCAAGCAAAAGCGCAGGTCAGAGCCACATTTATGGGGGGCGAGGACTAGCAAAGTTATGTAAGTAGATACATACACACACACACGCTGCGTTTTTAAAAACCCTGGGGTGCAGATTTTGCACCTCGCTCTGCACCTTGCAAAGTGTTTAAACAAAACTGCGTGCACTTAGCAAAACAAAACTAGGGGAGCACACGACTAGCGCACGGTGAGGCACTGACTGCTTTATCAATAGCGCCCGACCTCATGCAGTAATCGCTGGCGTTTAAACAAAAGCCAAATAAGTTACTGAGCAGTAACCTCTAAAGTCATTTGTTTAATATGGTTTTACAACATGCAATTATTTGCAGAGGCTAAAAGCAGTATAAAATACTTACTTCACGATATTACTGGCGAGTAACAAATACTGCGCCCGATTAATACCCTTGGCTAAATCTGCCTCAATGGTTGAAAGTGAAAGAGTTTAAACACCTCTAAAAGCAGTATAAAACACTGGTTTTCTGAGGGTTGTTGATTATTGTTTAAACATGCCCTAAATTTCTCCTATTGGCAAAACTGGTTGCCAATGACTGGAAAGGAAAAACTGCAATGACTGCAACAAATGCAGAGATTGTAAAAGCAAAGCAAACTACTCGTTTACGCAAAGTTATCTGCTTAACTGATAACTACATAGCGAGAATTTCTCGCTCAACAATAATCACCTTTGGCGCTCCAATTTGCCCAAGATGTCGCCAAGCCATGACTGAGGCAGGTAACCGCTAATGACTACCTTTGGGATGGAATTTGAGGTTCAAGGCGTATCAGTACAAAAGGCTTACCGCGTTTTAAATGAAGGCGGAGTCAACTGCGAAATGCCAAATTCACAACATGTAACCAGTGAAAACTGGAAAGCCGTTTATGATGGCTCAGTTAGCAATGGTGCAGAGGTTGTAAGCCCGATTCTAAATGAGCACCGTTTAAACGAGGCAGTGGCAGTTACTAAGATTCTTAAAACTGCTGGTGCTCGTGTTGACCGTGCAACTGGTTTTCATGTCCACATCGGTTTAGGCGCTTTCAGTGGCACAAATTCGCCTGCTGATTCACTGGCTCAATTTGTACTTAACTACTACTCAATGCACCATGCTATCGGCTCACTGGTTGCACCTTCACGCCTTACAAATAGATTCTGCAAGGCGCTTGAGCAACACGAGGCAGAGGCAGAGGCAGAATTTGTAAGAGGTGGCAGAACTGTTAGCCGTGATGGTAACCGTTACAAATCCTTAAACCTCATGAGCACTGAGCGCCACGGCACTGTTGAGGTCAGATTGCACCAAGGCACCTTAAACGGTGTTAAGGCTATCGCTTGGAGCCAATTCATCGCTGGCTTAATCAAGATTAGCGTGAACGGTGTCCAGTTAAACGCTAATGAAAATCTCAACCCTTGGGCAAATCCAAGAGGTAGAGATTCCAATTCATGCGCAACCCTGCTAGATACCTTGGTTACCCATGATTGTTTAAACGCCTCAACTGCTGACTGGTTGAAGGTTAGGGCACGCACGCTTCAGGGGTAAGCGTGGAGCCTGCCCCTAGTGGGTTAAAACTTGGGTGCGATTCCCAAGGCAGGCGCTAACACTTCAGGAGATTCTTGGAGTGTTTAAACGAAAGGACTGGATGGAGATGGAAAACTTACTTCCTTGGTGGCTCACTTGGATTGATGGTCGTGCGATTCTATTCGCTGGGCTGTTAATTTGGGCAGTGAACAAGGCACTCATCAGTGGAGATAAACATGACCAAAGATGAGGACTGTTTAAACAACTCAGTAATCTGCGGTGATTGCTTACGCTCTGATTGTAAAGGGTGCGAGTACTAATCGCGGATGTGATATACTTAACCAAAACAACTACTAACGACTGGAGAAAAAAATGTGTGGAATAGCAGGATATTGCTTGGCTCCCAAGCATTACTCAAGCGTGAGCGTTGCTGACCTTGCAGGTCAAATGCTTTACGATATTGAGCACCGTGGCACTCATGCCACTGGTTGCGCATGGATTAACCCACGCAGTGGTAAGCGTGTAATCAGGAAAGCGCCTATCAGTGCAAGCCAATTCGTGCCAAACGCTGGCGACAAATTATGCGCTGGCGCTACGACTGCAATCTTGCATACAAGATTCGCAACTCAAGGCTCACCCGATAATCAAAGCAACAATCACCCAATACCAAGGGGTAAAATTGTGCTCACTCATAACGGACATATCAGCAACGACAAGGAACTGTTTAAACAACTAGGTGTACCTCGCGTTGCTCAGGTAGATTCCGAGGCAGTGGCTGCCCTAATTGCTTTCTCAAAAGACAAGCCATGGCAGGCGCTCACCGAGGTGTACGGTACGGCTGCCCTTGCATGGATTACTGCCAATGACCCACGCAACTTACACCTTGCACGCCTCAATTCATCACCGCTATGGATAGCACAATCTAATACTGGCTCTTTATTCTATGGCTCCACCAAGGAAACTGTAGAGAACGCCTGTATCATGACTGACTGCGACCTAGAGTGGTTGCATGAGGCTAAGGAAGGCGAATACTTTCAGGTGCGTGATGGTCGTATCATCAAGTACGAAACCTTCACACCTGCAAAAACTAATTCGTTTAAACTTTCTAACTACTATGACGACATGTCTTGGTACGGAAAGTACAATCAACACAAAGCAGAAAAGTATTCCAAGTGGTGGGATAAGCATGAGGAGTACCTAAACTTCTAATAGTTTAAACAAGATAAGCCCCCGCGAAGATGCGGGGGTTTTCTTTTTGTTTAAACAAAGCATCAAAACCAGGTAAAAATCCCAGGAGTCTGGAGCCTACTGTTTAAACAACTGATAACTGCAGATGCTGTTGGTCTGGCGGTAAAGATGTAAACTGTTTAAACAATACAATAAATAATTTCTAAAAATTTTTTCTGACATACTTGACTTTAATCTAGTTAGGCGTAAACTTAAGACTGTAGCAACACTGCTACACAAACTGATTGGAGAAAGTAAATGTTAGGAACTGACTTAATTGCAGTAATGATTGCGTTAATTACATCTGTTAGCGTAATGATTATTACTATCAAGAGGAACGCAGAACTAGAACGCGAGAACGCATGGTTGCGTGAGCGTGTATCTAACTTGCGTAAGCAAGTATCTACAATGGTTGAGAAACCATTTTAAGGTTGAGTGTTTAAACATGACTAAAGAAATCAAAGTTGATTGCACTGTTTACTACACTGTTGAGGCTGATTCAAATGATGAAGCAGTCAAGCAAGTTAAACAACTCGTGGCTGAGGAACTTAATGGAAACATAAGCGACTGGGCAAAGTATGAGGTGGTAGGCAATGTCTAAACAAACAACCTACGAAGGCTGGAAAAACTACGACACTTGGAACTGTGCGCTATGGGTTAACAATGACTACGCACTGTACCTGTCTGCAAGATTATTCATGAGCGTATACAAAGGCGTAAAGCCTTACCGTGATTGGGTAAGAACTGCAGGACTTGAAGGCATGGCAACCAAAGATGGTTGCAAATGGGATGGCGACAAACTATCCTATGCTGAACTCAACAACATGATGAAGGAGTTAAAGCAATGAAAACAATCAAACACTCTTTAGAGTTTATTACCGAACTTGATGAGAGTAATCCCACTGCGCAACGCCTTTTAAAACTTGATGAGCAAGTGGCTAAAGAGTTATTAAACCGCATGTTAATAGACCTAGTGGTGCCTGAACTGGCACCTATCTTGGATAAACTTAACAAGAATAACTCTTACGCCTTATTGAAAGTGGTTAAGAAATGAAAGCGCCAGCCTCATCAATGAGATACGCCACTGCAAAGTATGAAGCAGTGCAAGAACTTATCGCAAACCATCGTGATGAGTACGAGGCAATCTTCAACAAAGCAAAGTTAAAGTATGGCATTACGCCACGCTTAACTAGAGCCGAGAGGATTGCACAATTAGAAAAAACTATTGCTGAACTAAAGGCGGTAGTGCAATGACCAGCAAAGATGAGTGGGAGTGGTGGTATTACAATCGGGTGCATGAGTTTTGCGAGAAACTACTTGCACCCATGTATAAAAAACTAAACGAACCAACCATCAATGACCTCAAAAAAAATGATGAGGAATCAAATGCCTGAGCCTATGTATCTGATGGGTGATGATGTCGCACTAGGTATTAATCAGACCTGTGAAAAGTGTGATGAAATTGACTGTATCTGCTATGAACCTGACCGCATGTCGGGAGATGAGGAGTAACAAATGAAACTAACACGAGAGCAAATGCTCATGGTAAACGGAGCGCTTGGTGAGTATAGATTGACTCAAACCGAGAGCCAAACTTGGACAAGTGAAGATGAAAAAAACTTCGCTGATATTGTTAATCAATTAAGGGTTGATTACAAGAGAGCAGGGAAGGGGGTTAGAAATGTCAGAGCGAAAGCCAGTGCAGGGAATCGTAATTAAACCTGACGGTAGCCATACCGAGAAAGTGTTTAAACAATTAACTGATTACCAAGATGCAGTCAACGGTTGGATTGAGGCTGTTAGATTGTACGATTACAATGGAGTAGAAGTTGCATGTGCCTATGTAGATGAGGAAGGATTGTTAAAACAATTACCTCTAAATCCAATGGGCGGTGCACTTTCTTTCCTATTTGGTAATAATCCTTACCTATGTGGCAACATGATTATCGTAGGTAAATGTGATAGTGATGGATACGATACTGATATACCTGAGTATCTATCTACACTTATCAAGAACATCAGCGCGAAACAAGAGGAAGTTGTGTCATGATGTTTAAACGGTTAATCGCCATGTTCCTTATCATTACATTGAGCGTGGCGATTGACGATAAGTTTTTTGATAAATCGCATGTGCCAGTAGCACCTCTACCAAAGGGTGATAATATCGCTGGCACTGTGGTTGCCTTCTATGAAAACGAATATCAAAAGCACGCAATAGATTTGCTTACACAAATGAATAAACTGGAGCAGTGGACATGTCTGTACACACTATGGACAAGAGAATCAAACTGGAATCCAAAGTCATTTAACCGCAAGTCAGGCGCTTATGGTATAGCCCAGTTCATGCCAGCAACATGGGCACTGGTAGATGGAAAGAAAACAAGTAACGGTTTTACCCAAGTTGAATTAGGACTTGCCTATATCCAAAGAAAATATGGTGGCAATATCTGTAAGGCACTTGGAAGTAATCTTGGAAGGGGGTGGTACTAATGTGGAACGAGGCGCTTATCAGTGAACTAACTAATCACCTAGTAGATGAGCACTTAACTTGGTCAGTGGAAGATTGCAAACCGGCAACCTTGCGTGATGGAATTAAGTGTGAAGTTGTAATTAAAACAATACTAGACTACATGACTGGAGCAGGCTATGACATCAAGACCTCAGTATCATAAGATACTAAATGAAAAAAAGAACGCAGATGGAACTGTATCGTATACGCTGAGGTATAGAGGTGAACTGTTTAAACAAGCAGCATGTGTAGGTATAGATACAGAATTATTTTTCCCCATAGTAGAGCGCGACTTCCCTGAGCCTGCTATAAAAAAGATGTGTAGCAAGTGTCCGATTATGAATACCTGCTTGGAGTGGGGCTTGGCTCACGAAAGGTACGGTATATGGGGTGGCACTACGGTACGCACACGCAATACTATTAGAAGATTAAAAGGCTGGGTAGTTAACGAAATTAACTTGCCCAAACCGAGGATATAAAGTAAACTAATCTGTGAAGCGTTCGCCTAGGTTCCAGTCCCGAAGCGAGCGCTTCCTACATTTTGTGCACATTGTGCATTAACATAAAAACTTCTTCGGCTAACTCATCAAGAGTTGAATCATTATTAATAACATGTTTAAACAAATAATTATCCATTGCGTGCTCTGATGCGTGTGAATTAACCGCATTATTGTTGCGCCTGTTTATACGCCACACTTCACCGCCTGCTTGCTTAATTGCATCTGCTTCATTAGGAAAGCGCACATCAGCAAACACAACTCGCTCATATTCTTTCGCTCGTTTAAACGCTTGCTCAATCCAAAAGTTTTCTCCGTATAAATTACGACCAACTTCGGTGCCATACTGCTGTAATAATCTACGGATTTCAGGATTCTGCTTGGCTACATCCCAACCATACTCATCAACCAAATCACTGACACGGATATTATCCTCAACCAAAGGGTTCAAGGTATAGATTCCATCACGAATAGGTAAGGCAAAAGACACACGCTTAAATCCATAGTTTAAACAAAGTATCTCAGCCACAGTATCTTTACCACTGCGTGCGTAACCACTTAATCCAATATACATATTACAAACCTAACTGTATAAAGATTTCAAGTACGAGTTTATAGAACTCTAAGTCAAGCAACATCATCTGTAGTTCCAGTAATATAGATTGCATTAGTCCCCCATTTGTTCTTGGTTTATTATTTCTGCTTGGGCTTCTGCATTACTGCGAACACGCCTACGCCCTCGCCATATAGGTGGTTCTCCGCCGAGCCTATCTTGCAACTTATCTAAGGCACGCTTAACACGCTTACGCATGGCTTCATCGCTGGCACCATAACTCTCAGCAAGCGCAGCAAAATCCATACCACCCTGTGCATATCGCATCCGCAGCAAATCATTATCTGACTTGTTTAAACGAGCCAAGCCAGCAGCAACATCTGATAGCAAGGCTAGTCTGTTCCCACCCTCGGAAGGTTTACTAGAGTGGGCAACAAACTCTGAGGTCATATCAGGTGTATCAGTCCAACCAATATGCTCCCAAACATCAGGTAATAACTCATGTAATACTGCATGTGTATAGTAAAAACTATCTGACATAGGTGAGCGTGAGTGTCTTGCTCTTTCCTTAGCCACATATTTTTGTGCCTCATTATAGAAAGTCTTACGCAACTTATACTTTAAACTTTCTTCACCCTGCCATTGTTCAATCTTATGCCAGTGTTCTAACGCCCACAAAGACATGTGCTGGTATAAATCATCAGTGCTTACTAACCCTCTGTGCATACGATTAGAACGGCTTGATACTTGACGAGCAACACCATAAATGGTTTCCCAAATTTTATCTTGCTCATCCATCAACTGGTTCCTCATTATACTTTCTAGTCGCTGTCATTAAATCATCTACTGTAATTAGATAACCTTTACTAAGGTTCGGTGGTATCTCACAGGTTATCTCTCTGCCAAAGTTTTGTACCGCATACCTAAGTACAGGTGTAGGTACCATGATGACTGATACCTGTAAAACGAAAGCCCAATAGGAAGCCTCTGTAACTGAAAGCCCTGAATCTGCCCATGCTTCGGTCTTTTTAAAATAGCAGGAAGTTTCAATGTATAGATTGTTTGTTTTGTACCACTTTCTATCTCTCTTGACTTCCACAGTTCTACCTTCGGTGAGTAATTCTTCAACAAGTTGTTCTCCTTTTCTTCCGTATCCAAAGTCTAAATCAAATGATGAGTTCTTAGCCAAGGTTAGACACCCACTCGTCTGCGTAATCCTTCTGCACCTTCGGCTAGAAATACATCATTAACATCTTGGTTGTCAGGCATAAAAACAGGGAAAACATTATCTAGTTCCCTACTTATAGTCTTAGCCATCTCACGCCCTGCATTATCACCATCGCAGAACAACATAATCTTGTCCCAACCATCAAGCACACGAGAGTAAAACTGTTTCCAGTTATTAGCACCAGGCAAACCAACTGCAATAAAACCAACTTGTGTAGCAATGATGGTATCAATCTCACCTTCACATACAACTAACATGCCATTGTCTTTTGTCAATGCAGTTATGTTATAGATATGAGTACTTGCTCCTGGTCTTGATAAATACTTCGGTCCACTTTCATTACTTAAACTACGAAAACGAATATCAATTACACCTGCTGGTGTTAGATAAGGTATAGATAACTTACCTTGGTATAACTCATGTCCTGTTTCAGGATTCTTCACGAAGCCGAGGCGGAACATACGAGCCGTTTCTTCTGTTATACCGCGACTCTGTAGATATGGGAGAGCCTCTCCTAGGTTTCTTTCGTAGTTCTCCGTTGCTTTCGCCAGTAATTCCCTCTGCGATTTTGAGAGCCTCGCCATAATTAACTCCTTCTCGTTTCATGATAATTGAATAAACATCCCCTGCCATATCGCAAGCAAAACATCTAAAGCCACCGCCCTCTATGTTTACACGAGCCGATTTAACATGGTCATTGTGGAACAAGCAACGAACTGATTGCCAGCCTCCACGATTACTTGGAATAGTAAAACCATAGTGTTCTAATACCTTTACGATACTGTGCTTAGAGGTTTGGGAGGACATCGCTGAGCCTCTGGACAACATAAGCATCCCCTATTCCTTTGTTACTTGCTTTGATTATCAACAATGGTATTGGTGTAACTGCAAGTTTCTTTTGTTCTTTATAGTTTTCTGCTTCAAGCATTGCTTCACGCAACCAACCTGATAAGTCAATGCGACCATCACGCCTTGGAGCCTTTGCTTCTACTACATAAGAACCATTGACACCAGGAACAAAGGCATCACCAACATCATTACGACCTGCACGAGGTAAGCGTTGAGCGTTTAAACCATTAGTCATAAACCAATCAACCAACTCTATTTCAAAGTTAGCACCTCTGCGTTTGTTACTCTTTTGTTGACTCACGCTCTTTCCTTTCTGTTGCTTCAACGGCTGCCCAATATAAATTATAGAAGGCACCATCAAATGCAAATCGTTTCATGTGCTTTGCTATCACCCCAGTGTGTGCATGTATTTCTAAGCCTGCTTTTCTAACCTTACGGAAGAAAGCAATGTCCTCACCAATAAACTTTTCACCTCGTTCATTGTTTTCTCCGAACCAAAAGTCCCCTGGAAATTCTTTATTAAGTACTGATAACACACTTTTGTGCATAAGTATTAATCCCATACCAGCATTATCTACCTTAAGTATTTGATTCTTAGGCAATGGATGAACATAACTAATCTCATAATCATTACCTGTTTCATTAAAAATACAAGGCATAGGTTGCATCAATGAACCCTCTGATTGTTTAGATATAAAGTAAACTCCACACATAATAGGGCGAGCAACCTTGTCTGCTGAATCCCATAAAGTTTTTAGTATCTGTTGTGTTAACTCAATATCTGAATCAATCCATAGTGCCCAGTCAGTACCAACCTTTTGCCACATTTCAATGGCTGCTTGGCGTTGTCTTGCTATCTGATTACCCTGTACACGAATAGCATTATTAACTGGTACGCCTATTGTGCCAGCATGTATAATTGAATAGACTAAACCCTCTGTAAACTTACCATCCGTGCTTCCATTATCACACCAAATGATTGATAAAGTTTCTTTATTACTGTGTGCCATCGTCAGGTGCTCCTTGTGTTTTGTCTATAACTATCATTGCATGTTCTGCTAATTCTTTAAATGATTCACTCATGATTGAGAGTCGTTCTGCGATTTCTTCTCGGTGGTCTGCGCCCCCTTCTTCTGTGAGATGTCCAGCAAGTTGACCCACATAGTCAGCAAACTGGATTGACTCAAGCCAAATTGCGGAGGGATTGAAGATTTTGTTTGTTGCTTCATCAATATGTTCCACAAAGTTTGGAAGTTCACTTAGTAAACTATCCTTTAGTGTCTGTGGTAGGTCCGCTTGTACTATCGCTTTCTCCACCATCTTCGGGTTGATTGAGATGCTCGCCACTGTAAAGTTTTTTATGCTCTCCTTGCGTGAGTTCTTTAAACTCTTTCTTTTCCGTTTCTTCCCAAACATAGGTTCTCCATCCGACTATCCAAGTAAAGTTCTTTGGTAAAAATTTCAACTGCTTTTTCATATCTGCGATTAGTTCTTCGGTTGGAACAACTACGCTTTCACTTCTATCTGAGCCAAGTATCTCGCCCATGTTTTCTACTAATCTAAGTTCCCAAGTCATTGAATAACTGCATCCTTAATCTGCATACTGGCTGGGTCGTAGATAAGCCAAACAGGTGAAGCACCATTGGCATCGGCTGGACCGTATCTATTCTTAACAGCACACACGCCCATAGTTGCAATCTGTCCGTGTACTGTGAGGATTAACGAAGGAGTTTGAGCAATCTTTCCATGCAATGATGAACGCGGTGGACAAGGATTACCAGTAACACCTTCGCTGGTGTGATGACACACAACTACAGCAGCACCAGTATCTCGTGCCCACCACTTGAGTTCACGCATGAGGGTGCGTAATCCACCCCACTCATCTTGCCCATCAAGTGTAACATCAACAGCATTATCTAGTACTACAAGTTCAACATCTTTACCTAAGCGTTCGCGGGCTGCAAGGATTGCATCCTCAATATCTTTTAGATTAGGTGCAGAATCAAACTCCCACATAATGTGGTCTGCTGGTTTCAACATTTGTGCTGCCCACTCTCTATCTGATTCCATCATAGGTTCAACCTCTGCTTGTGTTCTGTTAGTTAACATTGCAAGCAAACGCAAACTCATGGTGTGAGAGTGAGTATCTGCAGATATGTAAAGAGTTGGAACCTTTGCATGTACTGCAAGTGATAAAGCAAATGTAGATTTACCAGCACCTGGTGGTCCTGCAACCATACTTACTTCGCCTCGTCTAAACGCTATCTGCTGCTCCAGCAGGGAGCGCCACACTGTTGGAAGCGTGGCACCACCCTGTGAGGCAGTCCTGATTGCGCGAGAAAGTAAGCGCATCTGCTATGCAGGAACCTTATTTTGGCAAGCCTGTCCCTGTGGCTTAGGGCAAGCATAGAACGCTTTGTATGGTCTACCAGTAGATTTAGCAATACCTGCTGGAACAAAGCGCATAGCACCACCACCACATGCACACTCAGGTGTGCCTGCTGACGGAGTTGCGGTTGGTGCTGAGCCTACGACTTGTGCATTAGGGAAAGCATTTTTAACTACTGCCATACCTTCCACTGTTTTTTCTAAATCAACTAACGCTGCAAGGCGTTCGCTAATTTGTGTCATTAGTAAATCAAGTTCAGCACCATCGGCAGCACGAAGATTAATTAACATGCCATCCTTTTTGGTTTTGAAGTTGATTTGTATTGGTGTGTTTTCACTCATTTGTTTCTCCTAACTCAGGATATTTATGTGATTCTATACCTTTTACTGCATAGCAAGCATGATTAACAGAACATGTCCCACACATAAAACCAGGTTGTGGGATGAATATATTGTTATCAATGGCAATCTTGAACCCACGAAGATGTGAGCCAAGTCTATTTTCAGTGTAGTGGTCTAGGTCTACTGGAGTTGTTAACTCCCCTGTGCGTGCCATGAAGTATGCACCCTTTGTAGGGCGTACACCCATAACCTTTTCGCACATGATTGCGTAGGTTCCTAGTTGTGTGTATGTGATTGGTGCTCTTGTAGATGTCTTAATATCTATAACAGTAAGTTCTCCGTCAGGAGATACCATTAATCTATCAAGAAACCCTTTCATTAATACTCCGCTAATTTCAACATTTAGTTCTGTTTCAATAGCAAAGTCGCCACCTGAAAGTTGATAAGGCGTATATGGATTATCTTGTTTGCGCCACTCTATCCAGTTGTGGAACATCTTAGGTCCATTGTCCAACCACCAAGACTCATCCTCTTTGTTTGGATATTGTCTAGTGGCTTTACCTCCAGCGCGGAACGGCATACCGTTGTCAGCCATCTCGTAGTTCTTTTTCCAATAATCTACAAAGACTGTGCGACAATCAACATCTGCGATTGCCTGCATTTGTGGCTCCATACGGTCATACCACTCAGTACACTCGTGCACAGATTTACCCCCTACAAGCCAGTAGGATGGGTTCTCAGGCACTTTCTGTATTCGGGAAAGGTAGTACGACCAACCACAATTAAGCCATGTACTCATGGCGCTGTGGCTGATGTAGGGCTTTCCAGTTTTTTCTTCAAGTGTCATAGCAATAGGAGAGTCTACACGCACCTCACTCCTCTATTCAGCGACACGCCGAGTTAATTACATAAATGTAGTTTTGCGTAAAATTTCACTACACTCCTGTTCGTGCAGAACGGAATAAGTGTATGTGGTTGCTGAAGCGAAAGCGTAAGCAACCCTCTGCAGATTATAGTGGTATTCCAACACATGTGTGTCCATGTGGCTCTAGGTTAATAAAAGTAAATTGCATTTTTGATGGTGGCGAAATAGTCCTTTGGTTTACAGATGCAGAGTGTGCATTTTGTGGCGCAAAGTTGACAGCACCCACACCAGTAGATGGCGTGCTATAGTTTGATTGACCGTACAGCGTTGGGGAACGCGGTGTGGTGTGCCTATAAAGGAAAATAGGTAGAACAACGGACAAACAAAAAAAGCCCCCGCTTGTCAAGTAGTAGTGTCTTGACTGCGGGGGTCTTTTGTTTAAACAGTATAAGTTATTTAGAACCTAAACCATATTCTCTTTCAGTCTTGTCTGCCCACTTAGCAAGTGGTGCAGCAAGAGCGCCGATAAGAATTGCTTGCTCAGGTGCTAGGTCAGCAGCAAGTGCTAATCCCATTGAGATTGCTGATGCAAGAACAGCACGAAGATAAGATTTAATTGCAGCCTTAGTCTTTTTGCTTTTTAGTTTAGCGATTAGGTCTTTCATGTTTTGCCTTTCGTTTAAATTGCCTACTTTTTTTTTGGGTTATTGCTTATTGTTTCGGCAATTATTTGTTTGGTTAGGCTTGGTTGATTCTTCCACCAGAACCAAGGGCTGGTATCTTTTGCAAACTCTGGTCTAATGGAAATATGTAAGTGTTTGTTATGGAGATTACTACCTGTATATTTTCTATCACCTTGCTTGGCTTTAGCCCTTGACCAAATCTTTCCTTGGAATATGAGATAGTCAACTCTGTCATCTTCCTTGAACTTTTGGAATAACTCCGCACAGTCAATACCATGCTTTGGGTCATGGGTTAAGTCTACCGCAAGACCTGTATTATGGTCGGAATTTGGGCTTGCTTTTATATGTGCTGCCGATGGCAGTAAGCCATCAGATGCTTTCTTTCTTAGTGGTGATAGGGCTGTTGCTTGACGAAGGACCGATATAGCAGCAGGACTTGCCACCTTTGCTATCTTTGGTTTGCTCATACTTACTTTCTTAAAGCCTCTTTAACTAGGTCTGTTAATAACTCTACCTTATGTTCTAGCGCATTGACGGTATCCTTGAGGCTTGACCCACCATTGGGTTTAAGTTCTGACAGATAATGTTTTGTCAGATGCTTTACTCCCATGGCTAGTGCGCCAACTAAAGTTGTTACAGATACTGCGAGTGCAGCCCAATCAGAAGGGGTCATTATGGCTCCTAAATTATACGACAGTTCTTGCCGTGATTTGAATAATCCCACCCCACCCAGTGAAGTTTCCATTAGGTGGTGTAGTACGAGTGAAGGTTACTTGTTCAATCACAGCCTCAATAGGTTCACCATTAGCCGTGAAATCTTGGATGATTACAGTTTCGCCTTGTGCTTCCATTTGCTCAAGTGATTGTAAACGAGCAAGGGCATATCCTTGATAGCCCATAATGTTTTTAAGACGGTCACGCTCAGAATCAAAACAAAAGAGAGGAAACTGAATAAGACGAGCACGAGTAGGAGTAGGCAAAGCCTTAACAGAGTAACCAGACATAACAGCACCTGTTGTCGCAGTGGTGTCGTTACGGTTGAGGCGGAACTTAAATTGCGCTTGAACATTAACATCGCTAAAAACCGATGATAAATCGTAGTCATAATCTGTAGTGCTTCCTTCTGTTACTGTTCTAAATGAAGATGCTGCTCCATCTATTACACGGAAAATATCAATATCACCATCTAGTGCGCCTTCAGTACGCAGTCTTAAACGCTTCCATGCTTTATTCTCAAGAGTTTCGTAACGGATAATACCTGTAGTTAATTCACCTGATTCTAATAACTCAGTAGCATGTTCAATAAATAATCCATCACCATTTACACAAAAGGCTACGCGACCATCACTTAGGTTAGCAACACCCTCAACCTTACCAGTAGCAGTATCTGCATATACATCTGTAGCATAGGCATAGCCTCCACCAGTTAATGGTTGTGATAAATCAACGCGGTAGATACCAGAGTTACCACCTACACCAGAGTCAACTCCAGCATAAATAAATCTACTGTAGGCACTCATCTTGAATACACCTAATGATGTTGTAAATACTAAAGGTCCATAGGATAAGTCGCCTGTATCATTAGCAATAGCAACTCTTAATCCCTGGCTAGTACCTAAGATTATATAGGTGCCAAGGTATCCAAGTAAGCCAGTAATCTGTTCTCCACCAGGTAATGTGATTACGCTGGTCATAGTATTTAAAGTACCATCATCGGCTACTGTAATCTTATAGACATTACCTTGCTCACCTGAGAATCCACCAACATAGATGGCAGCACCAGCCTCAGTAATTGCTCGGAAGGTATATCCAAGTGGCAAAGTAGTGCTTCCATTTACTGCAGTAAGTGTGCTTAAGTTAGTAGAAGCACCAGTATTACGATTTAGTTCATACACAAATGTACTTTTATTAGTGTCATGGTAGCCTAGAATAAAACGATTCTTTACATAGGCAATCGTAGCAGTTTGTGCGTTGGCTGTATTAATTGTATAGTCTTGATGTAATGATGGGCTGGCTGCATCAAATGAGTAACGCCAAACTTTAGTTGCGGTAACCATCATTAAATCATTACCGCCCATACCAACAGCAATAATATTCTCAGTAAGTGCAGTGTTATCTACTATAGTTGTTTCAGCACCATCACTTACTCTAATTCTTAAGACACGGATTGTTTCAGTAGATGCGTACTTAACTAAAATTAGATATTCAACACCAGCAATTACTGTATTAAATACACGGCTATCACCAGTGACTGCCTCTTGTAAAGTAGTTCTCTTTAATAAAGATATTTGTCCTGGAGTCCAAGGATTAATACCTACTGAACTTGCAAAACGAAAGCGTGCCTCATCAAGGCTACCTGTAATTGGTTCTTGGTATGGGCTACCTGCGCCTAGATGGAAAGATGATTGGGAGCGAATCCAATAGCCTGAACCTGATAATGACTGCTCACCTGGGTCACGCAGTTGGTCAACTCGTTGAGTTCTAAACTCTGCAGTCTGCCTACGGTATGGAGTGTTGTCTGTGATGGCGTAGATGAACGGCATACCAGCAACCGCAACATCATACTTATATGTGGTTGGGTCATAGTAAGTTGAGATACGACCTGAAAGGTCAATGTATACGCGTTCCGATATATCGGGTGGTCTACTATCAGCCATGCTTCTCCTTAAAAATTAATGAACAGTTTAAACACATGTTCAGGTGTAGTTCTACCCAGGGGACTTTGGGTAATACTTCTAAGTTATTCTTGTGGTGCTTGTGCTGCTAATGCTGCAGCAACTGCTGCTGCTACGGCATCATTAAATGCTTGTTGCTTGGCTGCTTCTTCGGCTGCCTTGGCTTCTGCCTCGGCTACCTTGCGTGCTTCGGCTGCTGCTTGGTCTGCTTCATATTGAGCAAATTCTTCATCAGTCATCTCACGGTCTGTAATTGTATCTGTTGCTATATCGTGTATACGAATTATTGGTCTACTCATTATTTAACTCCATAAAGTAAAATTGTTCCTGAAGTAAAGTTACCGTTCTCTGGAAAAAAAACTAAACTTGTAATTGCTGAAGTTTGATTATATAAACCAGCAGCATTTCTCCAGATATAATTTGTATTTGGACTTGAAACTGTTATGATGTCTGCTATTTTCCAAGTTGTTGTATTTGCATAATTAGGAATCCTAATTTCTGTTAAATTAGTTGAAGTACTATTAGATGAATATGAATCAAGAACACAAACTTCAGAATTAAAGGCTGTTTGTGCTTCATAAGAGGTTCCTGTATTAAGAACGTTTCTATGTCTATTAGTACCTGCATCTCCATTAAATCTCATAAATAGTTGCCTACTATCAGTTGCTGGTCTATAATTTGTAATTATTAAATGCAATAAATTATATGTCTGTGGAATTGATGACAAAGTAACTGATGAACCAGATAATGTAGTAGTAGACAATAAAGTCATACCACCAGTTTGTGCTGCTGGTACTTGGGTAATAGTCATTAGTAGACCTCGTAACCTGCAATATGGAAGTCAACTGCAGTTGTAGATGCAGAACCAGTAATGGTTTC